GACAGATCAGACATTAAAGACGATTTCAGAGTCAATCAAAGAAGGTCAAACTCTAAATCACTTTTTAAGCCGACCATCAAAAGAGTTGGGCAATGTGGTTCAAAACCTGCTTAATGATGGTATTTTGACTCAATTAAATTCTGTTCAGTACATAAAAAAAGACGGCTCGTTTAACGGTACAGGTAAAGACTACATAGAAAACTTATTAGTAGGTAGTGTGATTCGAGATATTAACATCTTAGAAGATTTGAACTATGACACATATCAAAATCTAGCCGTAGCAGTGGGACAGCTCGCGGGGGCAGGATTGGGGGACGCTCAAAAGACAGCTTTACAGGATGCAGTTGCAATTTATAACAGCGGAATTAAAAGCGGATATCTGAAGATGAAACAGCAAACAGCGAAAGAAAGAATGAACGCTATGAGGCTGATTATGGAACAACAACAGGATATTGAATATAAGACAGGAAAAGGGGAGATAAACTATACCAAGATTAAGGAAGATATAAAAAAGAACCCTTTAAGTAATGCCTTTTTATATATCTTAACAGCTTCAACATCTACAAAAAAAGTAAGAGAAAACATTAAAGCTTTCATCAGTCACACACAAGAAGAAGAAAATGAAGGCTTTAGTTTCTTTGCTCGTGATCCATTATCTTTTGAAGATAGTGCAATGAAAGTTATAGAAGATATTCAAAGGGAAGATAAATCAGGACTAAGGGGCGCAGGGGGCTTGTTCAAGTCGATCCGTAGGGGATTAGTTCTTTATTCTTTTTAGGTGATCATGTAACATAGTCTTAAGCAAAAAGGACTATGTTATATGTTTCAAGAAATACTAGATTTATACAAGAGCAATAGTTTTGAAGTACCGCAAGAGATTAGAGACAAAGCCAGGAGAGGATTAGAGTTAAGGCGGAAATATGGACGGGGGGGCTTTGATGCAAAACAAGCCAAGAAACATGGCGTAGGAAGTGGAGTACAAAGAGCAAGTGACTTGATGAGCGGGCGTGTATCTTATCGCACTGTTAAACGCATGTACTCTTATCTTTCACGTGCTAAAGGGTACAAAGATAACAGAAATGAAAAGGGAGAGCCTAGCGCGGGTATGATTGCTTATTTGTTATGGGGCGGTGAACCTGCTTTATCATGGAGTAAAAGAATCATTGAGCAACAAGAAAAGAGAGTAGAGAAGGCAGTTCCTAAGAAATATTTAACAGGGTTAAGTGATGAAGATAAAGCGAAACGTAAAAAAGAGATAAAGGCAAGATCCAAACAAGCTAAAGAGGGCAAAGTATCTTATGATCCTATGCATGGAGATGATAAAGCCAAGACAAAACCTTCAAAGTACACCAGAACAAAAGTTGCTAAACTGATAAGAGAAGAAACAAAGAACAATACAAAGAAAGAATTTATCAGAGCATCAAGCAAGGTTGCTAAAGCTCCTAAATCCATCATTGAACAAGTATATGATAGAGGTTTAAAGGCATGGGCTACAAGTGGTCACAGAGTAGGCGCAACGGCTCAACAATGGGCAATTGCAAGAGTCTATTCTTTTTTGAGCGGTGGAAAGACCTCAAAGACAGCCGATAAAGACCTTTTTAAGAAGTGGAAGGCATAATGTTATTACTTGACGCAGAAAAACGCACACAGGACACTATACAGGATCATTTTGATGCTCTTACAATAGAATTGCTGGGCGTGCAGGCTAGCGGGCTACCCTTGCCACGTATACGAGACCTTTTAAAACGTGGCATCATTGATGTCGATGAATTACAAGGACTTGACATTGCAGGCTTAGAAGAACCTTTGAATCCTATTCTTTTTACAAGATTAATAGGTCGTGATTATGCACAAGCATCAAGTCAAGAACGTCAATACATGCGGTCAGCATCTTTAGATTATTGGAAAAGACAAGCTCTGAATATTAAAAATGATATTCAGAGAGAAGACAGAGAGCCAATAGAACAAAAGTACAGAACATCACGAGTACAGCCAGATATACAAGGATACACGCCCTATGATAAAGCAATCCCAACATATTTCAGTGAAGCTGAAAAAGTGGGGTTAGTAAGTGCCTTTAAATCACTAGGTGGATTTATACGGGGTCTAGGCAATGCATATGCTGACGAAATAAGTAGTACATATTATGAAGAATGGGACAAAGAAAACCTACTCGACACACCGAACGCACAAAGAAGAAATGAAGCTTTAAAAGTGATCCGTGAAGAGGTAGGGAGTGCAGTTCTTACAAATGATACAGGTAGAGAAGTGGCAAACAGAATAAGACAGCGTACAAACGACCTTACAAGGAACTTTGAACGGATTGCAGAAACAGAGCTACAAGCAACCCACAATGAAGGTATGATTTATGAGGCTGTGTATCAAGATGGCGAGAATGCAAGGATTGCAAGGATACCAGAAACAGACGCTTGTAAACATTGCTTGAGGCTCTTTTTGCAACCGAACGGTAAACCAAGAATATTCAATGTTGCTGATTTATTGGCAAATGGTACAAACGTGGGAATCAAAGCACGTAATTACAAACCAACTGCATTTCCTATACATCCTAATTGTAGATGTGATACAATACCCGTAATACAAGGATTTATCATTGATACAGACGGGTCTATGATTTTAGAGAGTAATGAAACATGATCAATTTAACATTTGATTTAAAAAAAGCTGAAAAGGACAAAGACCGTCCTAACATCGCTCATATAAGCGGTGTTATTTCAACCGATGAAATAGATTTACAGGGAGAGAGAATTGACCAAGAAGGCTTGGACTTTTCTTATTTTCTTAAAAAAGGATATTTCAATTATGAGCATAAAGCGGGAGTTGAAAACCTTCTCGGATATCCTACAAAAGTTAAACGTAAAGGGAATGGAACAGAGGTACAAGGAATCTTGTTACTAGACAGACCCAAAGCAAAAGAGATCTATGAAACAGCTCAAGCAATGCGAAAAGCGGGCGGTTCTCGTACACTTGGATTCTCAATAGAGGGACAAGTGATGGAACGTGATGAAATGAACCCAAAAAGAGTAACAAAAGCAAGAGTGATCAATTGTGCAATTACAAGTAACCCGATCAATCCTCATACTTCACTTGCTCTTTTAAAATCTCTCATTTTAAAGAAAAATGTAGGGTATCAAACACCTTTACAAGCAGGATCAAACACCTTTGCAAACTTGATACCACAACAGATTGAAAGTCCTTTAAGCGTAGCAACAAGCAAGATTTACTTGTATGATCAACTTTTAGCTCGTACAATAGACACATTATCAAAACTTTTTCCAGACGTGGATTTAAATAAAATCTCACAAGCATCAAGAAAAATTATCAAGGAGTTGAAGCGATATGAACGCTAAAGACCTAACTGATTTATTGATTGACGCGGGTATAGATGCACATGAAGCAGAATTACGCGCGGAATCATACGTAGAAGACAACAGAATGAATGATAAGTTACAAAAGAGCTTAGATGTACTTGAAGACGTTGTAGAGGCACAAAAAGAGGCAGAGTACCAAGCACAAGAGCGACTATCAAAAGCTTTTGATGATGGTGAACAGTCTTTAGCTAGCGCGTTAGCTCCTGCACTTGATTCAATGCTTGAAGAAACACGGGCGCAAAACATGGCATTATGTAAAAGTTTTGCAGGTGTGCTAGAAATCCTCAAGGGCATGAAAGACGAAATCAAAGCCCTTAAAGGCTCTAAATCTGTAGATCATGAGCCGATGGCTAAGAGCATTGATTATATCCCAAGTCCTTATGATAATGTTGCAAGTACTGACGCTAGAAATGATCTTTTCAAAGCTCTTAGCTCAACAAAAGTTGAAAATGCAACACAAGCAAGCGAGCTTTTACAAATGGCTACACTTTTAGAGAGTGGAGCAAGCCCCGCAGATATCCAAGCAAGATTTAATCAAGGAGTAAAATAATATGTACGGCACATCATCACAACAAGTTGCACAAATGTTATCTTCAATGAAAAAAGGTACTGTAGGCTATCAAAGTCCTTTAGTTCCTCAAGGCGGATCACAAACAGCGAGCAATCTTAGCCCGTTGATCCCTCAACAGTTAGCTAATACTTTGAGCGTTGCGACATCTACTATGCAAGATTTGAAGCTCTGGCCTATGCTAAGCAAGGTCATGGCACAAAATACAGTTGTAGAATATAACCGTGTTTTAAATCATGGTGGAGAACATAGTCCATTTATCGCAGAGGGTGGACTTGCTCCTTTAAATCGTTCTACATATGAAAAAGTAGCTGTACAAGTGAAGTATCTTGCTGAAAGACGAGAAATCACAGATCAAGCAACTTTGATGAATATTACAGGCGGTTCGCCCGATGCGCTGGCAGAAGAAACCCGAAGAGGAACAGAAGCACTTTTGCGCCGAATGGAAAAAGAGCTTTTTCATGGTGACTCAAGTGTAAATTCTTTGTCTTGGGACGGTATGATCAAGCAAATTCGCGCAGGTGGCAACGTCTTAGATAAACGCGGTGCGTCACTTTCTGCTAATGATTTAGCTGAAACACTAGGAACTTTGTATAGTGCGCCTTTCTACGGCATGGCTACACATATTCTTGTTACTCCTCGTGTTCTATCTAAATTGATCAAAGACACCACATCGGGAGGCCGTCACGATCAATTAGCAATCCGCGAAAGTTCTAAATTTGTATATGGTTCACGTTCTATCTATATCACTGCTCCTTATGGTGAAGTGGAAGTAGTAGCGTGTCCATTCTTAGAGAGACATGATCGCGTAGCTCCTGCACTTGGTGTAAGTTCTGTATACAGTGGAAGTGTAACAGCTCCTACGATTGGCGTACAACCAACAGCGGGCGCGAATGCTTCAAGTCAGTTCATTGCAGGTGACGCGGGTACTTATTATTACCGTGTTGTAGGTATTGGCGCTAACGGTGTAAGTGTACCTGTTGATACTAATGCAATCGCTGTAGTTGCAGGTGATCAAGTTCAATTTACTATTGCTAGTGATTCAACAATTGATCATTTCCGCATTTATCGTTCTACTAAGACAGCAAGCAACGCTAATGGCTCTTTACTTATTAAAGAAGTAGCCCGCGCGGGTGCAAATACTGTTTTCACTGATAACAATGATAATATCCCCGATACATCAGAAGTGCTTTTGATCAACAATAGCCCAGAGTATAACTGTTACTATCAATTATTATCATTGACTCGTAGACCTCTTGCACAAACATCAACAAGCTTACCATTCTTACTTATGATGTTCGGTGCGCCTGCTGTTAAGTTGCCCACTAAGCAATTCTTAATTTCAAACGTAGGAGCTTAATCTTATGACTTGGCACATCCCATCAAGAACAAGCATCAAAGACGGTATTCTTAACATTGCAGGTGAAAACGTGCGTGTAGAAAACTATGTCATTGTTGAACCTGTGAAGTTGAGCCAAGCACAAGAAAACACCCTTGAAAAGTTGCCAT